GCCTCCCGAAGGAGGCACCCGCCGGGGCTTTCGCTGCCCGGCACCCGGTGGCTTTGCCACTGCGGATCCTCAAGAGCGCTCCGAGTCGGAATTGGTCATCCGACTCAGGCATCGAGAGATGTCTAGGAGTACACCGATCACTCGACAATCAAGTCCCACCGAGCGAAGGTCGCCCTTCACCCGGGGGTACTCGAAAGTGGAGTGGTTGGGGCACCGGCGAGTTATCTCAGCCGGCCCCCGTGCTCATAGACGTCCCTCTCGATGGTCCCGTAGCTCCCCTGGTGGGGGGGGCGCTGCATGAGCTGCTTGGTGACTATCCGCCCCCCGGAGGGGTGGTCGAGCCCTGCGAAACCCGCCTTCGGGCGCCGGAACGGCGAGCCCGTCGGACAGGTCGCAGGGACCTCGACCGCATCCAGTTCGGAAGGGACGTCATCTTAACAGCCCAGGCCGCGCTCCCCCCGCGGGAGCACGGGGTCACGCAGAGACTGTTGGCCCGGTACGACAAACTTGCTTCCCACACAGGTACGGAGGCCGCGCTCAAAGATCTTAAAGCGACCTCGGCGCTAGCCAAGAATTCTTGGCTGACGTCGGGCAGCAATGAGACCACGGCGCAGCTTTCGTACGTGGGTCGAGCTCTTCCGCAGGGCACTGCCCAGCAGATGCTCGAGTCGTTTGTCCAACACCGGGCCGACTTGGCGAGAGAGTGGATCACGGATGACTCCGTCCTCCACAAAGCGAGAGAGTTCTCGCGGCGCTGGGCGGACAGGTTCTGTGTCGCGGCGTCCCGGATGCCCTCTCCCGATCTGCCGACGCTCTCCAGTTGTCTGGAGGCGACGGTTGCATCGGGGGGCCTCAGGGGTTTCGTTCGCGACCAGCTTGGGGTTCATCCCCAAGCCGAGGAACTTGTCCGTTCCACCGTGCCGTCGGGCGCCCTCCCTCTTCAGGATACCTTGACTTTGACACTGGACGCGTCTCTACTCCTCCACTTCCATGATGGCGCCCTCGCCCTCCGGGATTTCCCGGGGGCCGAGGTACTCGCCATCAGGGAGCGGGGCCTTAAGACGCGGATCGTGACTAAGTCTCCGGCATTCCTGCATCTCGCCGGCCATGTTGCCAGGAAACGCCTCCTCGCGGGCCTTCGCAGGGACCCAGCGTCGAGATCCCCTCTAGTCGGGGTCACCGATGAGAGCATAATCCAGGGCCTCCTCGGGGGGTCCGCTGAAACCTTGGTTTCGACGGACCTCACGAGAGCCACGGATCTGCTCCCTCGGGACCTCCTAGAGGCTTTGGTCTCGGGGCTGGCCCAGTCAGGGAAGTTCACCCCGGTTGAGTTAACCGCTATGGGCCTTTGTATTGGCCCTCAGCGAGTAACTTACCCGAAGGGAACCGGCCTGGCTCCGCTCGTCACGTCCGGTGGGGTCATGATGGGTCTCCCCGTTTCGTGGGGTTTGCTGTCCCTCGTCCACCTATTCTGGTGGAACGAGGCAGTTCTCTCCGCGAACGCGGGGACCCGACGGTCCCTCCGGAACGCCTTCTCCCGTAATCGCTTTGCGATCTGTGGAGACGACGCCGTGGCGGCGGTGGAATGCCGCGTTGAGGAGGAGTACTCCCGTCTGGTGGCTGCCTGCGGTGGCGTCCCCTCCCCGGGCAAACACATCGTCAACCGTGGTCACCCGCGCCCGAGGTGCATCTTCCTCGAGCGGCTGTTCCAGTTTTCCGTCGAAAACGGACTTCTCTCCTCGGGGGCTCGCTCTAGGGCGATCCCCTTGAAGGGCTTGGTCCGTCCGACGGCCACTGACCAGCTGCGCGAATTAGATGCCACCCCGGACGCGATGGTGACTCACGAAGTCGCTGTGATGCTCGCGGTGGACGCCATCTGGCAGGCCCACCCGGGGTCAGAGCCGACCCTCTCCCGGTTTGTCCAGGCGAGGGAGCGGCGCTCACTCCGGGTCGCCACCGGCCTTGGGTTAGTTAACGGTCTCCCCCTCCGTCTCGGGGGTTCGGGGCTCCCTTTGGTGGGTGGCCCCCCCCCCGGTTCGGAGGTCCGGCACGCGCGCTCGATACTCGCTAACGAAATCGGTCTTAGCCTCCCAGCCCTCATGAGGGGGGAAATTTCTTCCCTATGGGGCGGGGTGGTTGACCAGGTTCGTTACGACATCGACGCGTTCGTCTCGGAAGGGACGATCGTATATCTTCCCGAAGGCGAAGAACCTGAGCAACCCACGGACACCAGCCTGCCGCGGTTTGTACCGTGCGGGTTCCGGGATCGCTTCTTCACGAAAGCGTGTGTTGACACGTTCCGTGATATGGCGTCCCAGATCCCCGACGTACGCCGCCGCTCTCGGCTGGGGGAGAAGGAGGTCCGCCGCGCGTGTGCTCGTTGGTTGTCCCTCTTACCCGACTTACCGCCGGGCGAGGGTCCTGACGAGGTCATCCGCCGCGGACCCGTCCTCCACGTCGCGTGGGTTCGGCGCTCCCGCTGCCACCTGGGTGGATTTCTCTACCCGCGGTGGGCCGGGGAGGCCGCAGCGACAGACGCTCGCTACCGTTCGACCATGGCCCAGGCGCTTGTGCGCCCGGACCAGGTCGCCGGCCTCGAGTGGCTGTCGCCTCAGGTGCAACATGGTACTCTGCGCGACCCCGGCCCCCTGCGCCCGAACCAGATGGTTCAGGCCCCAGGAAGCTTCGGGGATAGCGCTCAGGGTGACGGCCCGTTTCCGGGCCGGTCTGCCGC